ACATCCTGATATGTTTGTTAAAAACTACCTATCAGATGTTTCATACAATGTTCTATATGATGACTTTAAAAAAGAAGCTGATGAGGATAATGAAGATGAGGATATAGATGCATATATGAAGAAAGTTTACTATGAAGTAAATACTAAGTTAAACTTTCCTATAGGAAGACCTACAAGACAAGAAAGAGAACAAACTATCTATGCTCTATATGAAAGAGGTTTCTTTAACTTAAAAGACTCTATTGATTTTGTCTCTAAAAAATTATTTTGTTCAACATCTACAGTGTATAGATACATTGCATTAGCAGAGAAAAAATAAACAATAAAAATAATATTTGCTTTTATCATATATTTGATGTATAATTATTTTTAATTTTTACATTTTTTATATTTTAAAGGAGACACATCATGAACAACTTATTAGATAATTTCGGAGTTAACTGCTTTTCTGAAAAAAACTTAAAGAACAGAGTCCCAGACTATGTTTTCAAAAAATTTTTACAAATCAAAAATGGAAAAGCTGAACTGACTCTTGAAATTGCTGATACAATAGCTAACGCTATTAAAATGTGGGCCTTAGAAAAAGGAGCGACTCACTACACTCACTGGTTTCAACCTTTAACTGAGTTAACTGCTGAAAAGCATGAATCTTTCATTTCAATTAATTCAGATGGAACTAGTATGGCAAAATTTTCAGGTAAAGATTTAATGAAAGGTGAATCAGATACTTCATCATTTCCTAATGGAGGACTGAGATCTACTTTTGAAGCTAGAGGATATACAGCTTGGGATATTAGTTCACCTATGTTTTTAAAAGGTGAAGAAGGTTGTAAAACTTTATATATTCCGACAGCTTTTGTTGGATACAATGGAGAAGCCTTAGATAAAAAAGTTCCTTTACTTCGTTCTATTAATCTTATAAAAGAACAGGCTCTAAAAATTCAAAGATTATTAGGGGATACTGAAACAGAAAATATTAATGTTACTCTTGGAGTAGAACAAGAATATTTTTTAGTTGATAAAAAGTTTTTCTATAAAAGACAAGACTTAGTTCTATCTGGAAAAACAGTCTTTGGTTGTCTACCTCCAAAAGGTCAAGAAATGAATGACCATTATTATGGAACAATTAAAGAAAGAATAGAAAGTTTTATGGCTGAACTTGATAATGAACTTTGGAAAGTTGGAGTTATGTCTAAGACTAAACATAATGAAGTTGCTCCAAATCAGTTTGAAATTGCTCTAATGTTTAATACAGCAAATGTCTCTGTTGACCAAAATCAAATTACTATGGATATGATTAAAAAAGTTGCTAACAGACATAATATGGTTGCACTTTTACATGAAAAACCTTTTAAAAATGTAAATGGTTCTGGTAAACACTGTAATTGGTCTTTATCAACTGACAAAGGTATAAATCTATATGACCCTGAAACATTATCAGAAAACAATTTAAGTTTCCTAGTATACTTACTTGCTATGATAGAAGCTGTAGATAGATATGCCCCTGCTCTTAGAGCCACTACTGCTACACCTGGAAATGATTACAGATTAGGTGGACATGAAGCTCCTCCAGCTATAATCTCTATCTTTTTAGGAGAACAACTAGAAGATATCTTAGAAAACATTGAAAATACAAACTTCAATAATAATTCAAGTTCTCATCTAGATGAAATAACTATAGATAAGAATATATCAAGAATTCCTAAAGATATATCTGATAGAAATAGAACTTCTCCTATGGCTTTTACAGGAAATAAATTTGAATTCAGAATGCCTGGTTCTAGTGCTTCACCTGCAACTCCTATGTTTGTTCTAAATACTATAGTTGCTGATGTATTAAAAGAATACTGTGAATATTTTGAAAAAGAATTAAAAAATAAAACTGTAAAAGAAGCTGTTATTGCTCTAGTTAAAGACAGATATAACAAACATAAAAGAATTATATTTGACGGTAATGGTTATGAGGAAAAATGGGTAGAGGAAGCTAAGAAAAGAGGACTTTCTAATTTAAAAAATACTGTGGAAGGTCTACCTGCTTTAATTGAAGAAGAAGTTATTCAATTATTTGAAAGAAATTCTGTACTTTCAAGAAGTGAATCTCTTTCAAGATTCCATGTCTATGTTGAAAGATATAATAAACAATGTAATCTTGAAATTTCTACTGGAATAAAAATTGTTAGAAATCAAGTTTATCCTTTCGTTATAAAATATATATCTAATCTTTCTAAATCTATTCATCGTTCAAGAAAAATTTTCCCAGATGAAGATTTATTCCAATATGATATAGGAATTTTAAAAGATATAATTTTACTAAAAAATGATATGTTAATCTTAACTGATAAACTAGAAGAGAATCTAGAAAAAGCAATAAAAATTCAAGATTTATATCAAAGAGCTAAATTCTATTCTAATGAAGTTTTACCTACATTAGAAAATCTTAGAGAAAAAGTAGATAAAGATGGTAGAACTCATATTTACTTTATGACTAAAAAGGCCTAGTAATGACTAGGCCTTAATATTGTATCTTGTTTTAATACTATGTATAATAAATTTAAACGATAGGAAAGAGGATAAATATGAAGAAAAATAAAAAGAAAAATAAGAAGAAAAATAAGAATATACCATTCTTATTGGTGGACGATAGTCAATATGCCGATTTGCCTGTAACAAAAACTCCAGATGATATAATTACTGAAGAAGAACAGGCACAAATTGATGAAATTTTAAAAAAATATGACTTTTAAGCACATGCATAATCGTATGTGCTTTTTGTTTACGCCTAATACTATGTATAATGAACTTAAATGATATGGAAAGAGTGGTAAAATGTTATCTCTTATATTAATAAAACTAAATGAAGAAAAAGCTATATATGAGTTTCACCCTAACGCTAGTGCTGAGTATGGCATAATAGAATTAGATCGTAAAAGCAATGTGGCTATTGTTAAAGAACCATTGCAAGGTAGTGAGTGGCATACAGTACACGCTTTAAATAAATTGGAGGAATACGGAAGTTTAAACTCATTTCCTAAAGAAGAAACATTATATTGGTATTAAGAGTTATGCAATATGTATAACTCTTTTTTATAAGCATTTTACGCCCTTTCATGTGTGATGATTGGGCGTATTTTTATTGGTGTAATTAGGCAGAGGCCTATTACATATAGTTTTCTCATGTTATTACGGAGGTTACGACATGAACATCGCAGAAGTTTATCAAGCACTCGAACAGTTGGAGAACGGTCAAGATCTTATCACAGCTATTAAGGGGGAGACGTCTCGCCTTAATAATGAGGCTAAGACAACACGTGAAAAACTACAACAACAAATCACGGAATTAACCGGTGAACGTGATACGTTAACAACTCGTGTTACCGAATTAGAGCAGTCGGCAGGGGCCAATACTGGTGCTAATTCTCCAGAATACAAAACACTCGAAAAGCAATTAAAGGCTATGAGTGAAAAGTTTGAGCTTGCTGAAACTAAGGCAAAAGAGGCTGAGGCAAAGCGTATTCAATCTGAAATTATGGCACAAACACTTGACGCCTTTACTAAGGCAAATGCGGTAGATCCGCAAGAGTTTGCAAGATTGGTTGCCAATGACATTAAAGTGCAAGCCGATGGAACTTATGGCTACGAAAAAGAGGACGGCACAATAGGATCTATTCAAGACCGTACAACTGAATGGTTGCAAGGTAAGACGTGGGCCGTTAAAGCTACTGGCAATACAGGTAGCGGGCAAGGTGGCAATAGTGGTAATGGCGATACTATAATGAATGAATTCGCTGCTGCAGCCGGTGTGAAACTTTAATTATTTAACTAATGGAGGCTATACAAAATGGCAATTAACACACTTCAATATTCTCAACAATTTCAAACTGTGCTTGACGCACAAATGTTAGCAGGCGCAACGTCTGCTTTTATGGAGGCTAACGCAGGCCAAGTAAAGTATGACGGTGGCGATACTGTACATATTCCTGAAATTTCTATGCAAGGTCTTGCAAAGTATGACCGAGATGAGGGCTTCAATCAAGGTTCCGTTACTTTGAAATTTAACCCTTACAAAATGACTCAAGACCGTGGTCGTACATTCCAACTTGACTCTATGGACGTTAACGAAACTAACTTCGTTGCAACTGCCGGCACTGTAATGGGCGAATTCCAACGTACACAAGTTATTCCGGAAATTGACTCCTATCGTTATTCTAAAATTGCTGCGTTAGCAACTGCAGAAAACAAGGTTACCACTGGTTTTACTCCTGCCGTTGCCACTATCTTGGAAAAGTTAGAGGCTGAAATCACAGAAATTCAAGACGTAGTAGGCGAAGACGAGGGCTTAATTATCGTTATGTCCACTAAATTACGTACTATCTTGAATAATTCCGATAAATTCAACCGTTATTTAAATGTTGCTGAATTCAAAAACGGCTCCGTAAATACTACTGTTAAATCTTTCAATGATATTCCTATCTTGGGTGTACCATCTGCACGTATGAAAACTGCTTACGTATTCAATGACGGTAAAACTGCAAACCAACAAGCAGGTGGCTTTAAAGCTGATACAGCTGCAAAAGACATTAACTGGATCATCATGCCACAACGTGCACCTATTGCAGTATCTAAAACAGACAAAGTGCGTGTATTCACTCCGGAATTAAACCAAAAGGCGGATGCGTGGAAAATCGACTACCGTAAGTATCATGATTTGTGGATTCCGAAAAATCGCTTTGCTGCAATTCGTGTTAATACTGGTGCGTAAATTAAGGGGTGTTTATAAATGACAAGACTTGTACGTTTTAACGAAGTTCAATACGTAGAAACAGATTACGATATTGAACGTTTACAGTCCGAGGGCTTTGCAGTTGAGGAGTTGGAGGACACAGAACCAACTGACGATACTGAGGACACAGACGAAAAGCCTAAACGTGGTGGCCGTAAGAAAGCCGAGGCGTAATCATGTTACCTGCTGAGGTGTTCGAACGACGGTTGAGACAGGCCGTTAAAACGAGCACCTTTATGGTTCAAGATGAGGCACAGGCAAAGCATAACTTTACATCTAGGACAGCCACTTTAGAACGTGCTATTGATACACGGTTCGACTTTAATAATGGCAATAATATTGGGGTTGTATATCTTGATGATAGGGCTGCACCTTATGGGGTGTTTGTCCATGAGGGTACACGACCTCATATTATTCGTCCTAAGACAAAAAGTGTTTTGCGATGGGCACCTATGGCCGGTAATGGTTTTATATTTTCTAAAAAGGTCCATCATCCGGGAACAAAATCTGATCCATTCTTATATGATGCTATTAATCGTAAACGTGGCGATGTGTATGCTACATTCGCAAAGGCTACGAATATGGCACTTGAAGATATAAGCGGTAGCGATTGGCTTGGAAAGAAAGACCGTGAAATTAGAATTCGATTATAGGGGGCTCAAATGTTATACGACTACACGGAAATGCAGTTCACCGATGAGCTATTAGGCAAAGAGGTACTGCCACAACATGTCGAACGTGCCGAGCAAGGGCTTTATGCATTCGCTAAGCGTTTAGGAGTTCCACAAGGCGATGTAATTAGAAGTTATCTAGCAGATGAGCTAGTACAACTCTATACATATCGTTTTGTATGCTTTGATAAGGCTTATGCGTTGCCGGGTGCTTACACAAGGGACGGTTCGACAGATGATTTCTATAGTAAGAAATTATTATATCTTGATGAACGCATTAAGATTTTAGAAAAGCAGATAACTCCGGAAGATTTGACAGGCGATGCGAAAAGGTATGCTCGTTATCGTACCGTTGAAATATACAGGGGGTAATATGTGGCTAGAACTAATGCAACATATTAAATCTACTATCGACAATAGCGGTGCTGCATTTAATGTCATGCTTGGTGCTATGCGACCACAAGCAGCGAAAGTCGATGAGAATGGCGTTATTATGATTATTCGTGGGGAAACTACGAGGGGTGATAATTCCATTCAATCTGAATTGGAGCAAGAACTATATATCGAGGTTTGGGGCAGAAATGATAACCCAGATTTAGAAGTAGGCTACGAATTAATAGCTAACTTGGAAGATAGGTTCGAGGCAATCATTAATGATCTACGCAAACGTTGTGGTGAATTAGACGAAACTGCATGTATATTACAGAATACTGGCTATCAGATTATAGATTTAGTATGCACAAGTAAAATTGGCGACCATGATAGTGTGCGACCTTTAGTTGGTACGCAATATCGCTTTATGGTTCGCCTTATTGATTTAAAAGAGAAAACTAACGGAGGTATTTTCTAATGGCACCAGCTGCAACACCAAAAAAATTATACAAACCGGCTCAAACCGCAATGCCTACAGCCGGCAAGAATTATCTTATCTATTTAAATGTAGGCACTGACGAAACTACTAATGCTGAATGGCTTATCTTGGGCGGTCAACGTAGTGGCGATGTATCTCGTAAAGCGGATAGCATTGACGCATCTAGTAAAGACAGTGGCGGTTGGAAGGTTACTATTCCGGGTATGAAAGAATGGTCTATCGACCTTGAAACGCTTTTAATGCCAAACGAAGAAAGTTTGACATTGCTTGAAAAAGCATTCTTAAACGATGAAAAAGTTCATTTAAAATTCGAATACCCAGACAAATCTTACATGACTGGCTATGCATCTATTACAGAATTGTCCTTAAGTACTCCGCATGATGATGTGGCTACATATAAAGGTACATTGAACGGTGCAGGTCCATTGTCTGAATTGAAAAAACCCTAATTAACTATTTACAAGGAGCGTGTTTATTATGAAAAAAATTAATTGTGATCTATTCGCTATGGGCGAAACTATCTATTTCAACATTGGTCGTATTGCTGAGTTGGAACAGCTATGGGGTGAGCCTATTTTTAAAGCGGTACAAAATGGCACAATGACATTTAATCAGCTTATCACTGCATTGGTCGTAGGTATGAAACACCACGGCAAAAAGCGTGATTACATCTATTACCAAGATAAATTACAAGAACTCTTTGACGAGGGAACGGTCCAATATGCCGACCTTGTACAGTTGATTGTACAAGCCCTTATTGGCAGTGGTGTATTTGGTAAAGCTGCATATTACGCATTATTCCCAGATGAGGCCGATGAGCAAGCACGCTCCGAGGTCGAGGCTGAAAACGAAACAAAAAACTAAGAGGGGGGGGCACCCCCCCCCCCTTTTTAATATTGATAACAAAAAAC